GAAGGTCTAAGTGAAGCCGTGTAGTTGGTGCGAGAATATGTTTGATGCTACAGTAAGTTATCAAATTTACTGTAGTCCAACTTGTAGAAATGAAGCAACAAAAGTAAAAATTGCTAACAAGCAGGCATTAAATAAAAGAAAAAAAAGAATTGGCAAAGATAGAAAATGTGCCAGAGGTTGTGGAACTACCCTTTCAATGTACAACGATGTTAACTATTGTCCAAATTGCACGGTAGATCCAAAAGAATTACATAGAATGCTTAATCAAATTAAAGGTTATATGCAGTATGAACAAGAATAAATGGGGTTTTGCTATTAAGCCAAAAAAAATATGCGCTATTGATGCTAGTACAAACAGCCTTGCATTTGCTTTATTTGAGAATGAAATTCTTGGGACAGTTGGTAAAATTAATTTTGAAGGTAACACAAATTATGAAAAGGTTATGGATGCATGCAATAAAACTAAATCATTTTTAGATCATTATGGAGGGTTTGAAGCCATAGTTATTGAACATACCGTGTTTATGAATAGTCCAAAGGTTGCTGCAGATTTAGCACTTGTTCAAGGAGCCTTGTTAGGAGCAGCAGGATTAACTGGCACAAAAGTTATAGGAACAGTTTCTCCAATAACATGGCAAAACTTTATTGGTAATAAAAAAATTGATAAGGATGAAAAGTTTGCCATACGATTAGCAAATCCTGGAAAGTCAGAGTCTTGGTATAAAACCTATGAAAGAAATTTACGCAAAGAAAGAACAATAAGGTTTATTAATATGCAGTATGATAGATCTATAACTGACAACGATGTAGCAGATGCTTGTGGTATTGGGCATTGGGCTATAAAAAACTGGGATAAAGCAATAGGAGTTGACAAGTAATGCCAGAGTTAAATGCAAACATACCACCGATTTCGTGTTATGTAAGAGGAAACTATTTAAGAAATCATAAAGACAGTCACGACAAATATTTTGAGTGCGTAGTCTTTGGTGTTTCAAGTTTAAAGTCTAGAAGTCCACTATTTCATATAATGATGCCAGATGGTGGTCTTTGGTGGAGGCTTCCAATTTCTGCTTTCTGTACAGAGCCAGGAGTTCCTGAAGCAGATCTTCACAATTTAGTTTTGTGGAATTCTTTTAGTCATCATATTGCTGTAACTCAGTTTGAAAATTTAACTAACCTTAGAATGTCTTATATAGATAGAACAAAAACAATGCATAAGGGAACATATTTGTTTACATTGGACTGGCATAACCCAGATACAAATGTTTTAGATGATGGGTATTCAGAAAGTCCAGCAGACCATAAGTGTGGGCATGTTATACAAAGAGACGATGGAAACTTTGCTATTCAACCTAATAATAGAGTTCGTATCTATGAACCATCATTTACTCTTGAAAAAGAATACTTAATTGACAGAATAATCAATGAAAGAAAATATGATGTTGAAAATCAAGATAAATGGATTATGGAAAACTCAGATAGATTTGATTATGATATTAACTTAAACGAAGTTGACAAATAACGATATGGCTGCTAAACTGTATACATCAGAAGTCTTTATGCGTAAACGATATGTTATGGATAAAAAGACTCCAGAGGAGATTGCTAAGGAGTGTGGATGTACAATAGAGACTGTTTACGTTTACCTTGCAAAATTTGGATTGAGGAAGTCTAAGCGATGAGCGATCATTTAAAAATTACAGTTGATCAAGTTAGCCATCCAGAGCATTACACTAGCGATCCATCTGGCGTCGAGTGTCTAGAAATAACTAGACATAGAAATTTTAATATAGGTAACGCTATTAAGTATCTTTGGAGAGCAGGATTAAAAAACGAAGAGAAACATGTTGAAGATTTAAAGAAAGCAATTTTTTATATTCAAGATGAAATCTATAGAATTGAAGGAATAAATCATGTCAACTGAAGTAGAACTTATTGAACACTTAGATCAAATAAATAAAGTAGTAGAAGAATACCTAAAGGGTAGCGACCCAACCAAGATTTCAAAAGATTTAAGTATGCCTAGAGTTAGAGTTGTTGCACTTATAAATGAGTGGAAGGTTATGGCTTCTGCCAACGATGCCATTCGAGGCAGGGCTAAAGAAGCACTAGCAGCAGCAGATCAGCATTACGGTAAGTTAATTTCTAAAGCCTACGAAGTTATTGATGAGGCTGGATTAAACAATAATCTTGGAGCAAAGACTAATGCAATTAAATTAGTATTAGATATTGAATCTAAAAGAATTGATATGCTACAAAAGGCAGGGCTGTTAGAAAATAAAGAACTAGCAGAAGAGATCCTAGAGGTTGAACAAAAACAAGAAGTATTGATTGGCATATTACGTGATATTGCTTCTGAGTACCCACAAGTAAGAGATGAAATTATGAAAAGGTTGTCGTCTATTGCTAAAGATAATGAGGTAATAACAATTGTCCACGATGTTCAATGAGTTTCTAGAAGTACTTGAAGATAATAATTTTTTAGAGGTGCCAGTAGATGCAAAAACATTTATTGAATCTCCAAATTATTTAGGTCAACCACCATTATCAAAAATACAATATGAAATTGTTGAAGCAATGAGTCAAATATATAAGCAAGAAGATTTAGAAAAAATAATGGGAACAGTGGAAGGTAAAAAATATTATGACAAATTTACTAAAAACGAAATTATTCTACAACTTGGGAAGGGTAGTGGCAAAGACTTTACTTCGACTGTGGCTTGTGCCTATATTGTTTATAAGTTATTATGTCTTAAAGACCCCGCAAGATACTTCGGAAAACCAAGCGGAGACGCAATAGATCTTATCAACGTTGCTATAAATGCTCAACAAGCAAAGAACGTTTTTTTTAAAGGTTTTAAAAATAAAATTGAAAAATCTCCTTGGTTTGCAGGAAAGTATAATGCAAAAGCAGACTCTATTGAATTCGATCAATCAATAACAGTTTATTCTGGACACTCAGAAAGAGAATCACATGAAGGTTTAAACTTATTGCTTGCAGTACTTGATGAAATTTCTGGATTTGCTTCTGAAGTTGGAACTGGTAATGAACAAGGAAAGACTGCAGAAAACATTTACAAAGCCTTTCGTGGTTCTGTAGACTCTCGTTTTCCAGATCTTGGCAAGGTTGTATTGCTTTCGTTTCCAAGATATCCAGGAGACTTTATATCAGAAAAATATGATAGTGTAATTGCTGAAAAAGAAGTTGTTGAAAGAACCCACAAGTTTATTTTAAATCCAGAACTAGGAGACACCCCAGACAATTCATTTGAAATTTCCTGGGATGAAGATTATATTATTTCATATAAATTTCCTGGAATATTAGCATTAAAAAGACCAACATGGGAAGTAAACCCAACAAGAAGTATTGAAGATTTTAAACATGCATTCTATACAGACTTAGGTGATGCAATGATGCGCTTTGCATGTATCCCAACATTTTCATCAGATGCATTCTTTAAACAAAAAGATAAGTTGGTTAAGTGTATGACGCTAAGAAACCCATTAGACTCTAATAGAAGGTTTGATGAATCTTTTAAACCAAACCCAGACAAAACATATTATATACACGCAGACCTTGCACAGAAACACGATAAGTGTGCTGTTGCAATTGCACACGTTGATAAATGGGTTAACATTCAAGTTATTAAAGACTATGAACAGGTTGCACCAGTTGTTGTTGTGGATGCCGTTGCTTGGTGGGAGCCAAAAATCGAGGGACCAGTAAATTTATCTGAAGTAAAACAATGGATCATTAACCTAAGAAGGCAAGGATTTAACATTGGTATTGTATCTTTTGATAGATGGCAATCGTTTGATATTCAAAATGAACTTAAGGCTGTTGGAATAAGAACAGACACAGTCTCAGTTGCTAAAAAACATTATGAGGATTTAGCAATGATGGTTTATGAAGAGAGAGTTGCAATGCCACAGATTGATCTATTGCTTCAAGAACTTTCTGAGTTAAAAATTATGAAAGGTAATAGAGTAGACCACCCACGTAAGTCATCTAAAGACTTGGCAGATGCTGTTTGTGGTGCAGTTTATGGAGCGATAGCACATACACAAAAAGATTTAGATTTAGAAATTGAAATACACACTTGGGGTAGTGCTGCAAAAGAAAGAAATAAGCAGGAGTTTCAAGAAAGAGAAGATAGACGTAATATGCAAATGCCAAAAGATGTTGAAGAATTTTTGGGAAAGTTTAATTTATTATGATTACCGTCTACTATGCAGTCGATCCACTCGACACATTTAAATTGGGAAACGAACCTTTTCAAGAAAACCTAAACGAAATTATGATAGAAAGTTTAGTTTCCGTATATCTTGATTTAAAACAACATGAAAATAAAAATAAAATAGATACTATTTTTGCTTGTAAGTCTTTTTTACAATATACAAAAAATATGTACTTAATGAAAAATCCTTTTGATCTTGACATTAGAATTGAAAAAAATAAAGTTTTAAATTTTGGCAACAAAAAATTAGATCACATGTTGCAGACTAGGCTTTTACAAGTAGAAAATGCTTATAATTTTAACTATACCCCATCTTATATATTTTTTTCTGAACAATCATTAGAAATGGAAATCCTAAGTCCTTTTATGCATAAGAATACTTTTTGTAAAAATGGATACATTTCTCCAGGAGTTTTTAATATTAATGGTTGGTTTAGACCAGTAAATGCAGCGTTACAATTTTATGACAATAGCGACAAAACTATTGTTTCTTTAAAAGGAGACCCAATCATGTATATTAAATTTTTAACTGATGAGCCCGTAAGATTAAAAAGGTTTGCCACTAATCAAGAATTAAAAGATATCATGTTTACAACAACAACCTATAAAAGATATGACCCAAATAGGTCTTTGCCATATTTATATGATAAATTTGAAAAAGCAGGGCTTAAAAAAAGAACCTTAAAACTGATCAAGGAAAACCTAATTTGACGCAGTTCTCATATATCTGCTATAATAAGGTATAGTCATAAAGGCTAAAATCATGTTAACTTATAGGAGAAAAATGAACTTATTTA